GGGTCTTGCGACGTGTCGGGTTCACGATGAGCCACTGGCGCATGGCTGCAAGCTGCTGACGTACATCGACGGCCGGGAAGGCTTGGAGCCATTCGACGGCGTCCGCCTCGGTGATCGGTAACGGATCGCCGGAGACGCAAGGAAGCTCGATGATCGTCGGAGAGGCCGCGACCGGAGCGGATTTTTCCGGCTCCGGGCAAGAGGATGCGTTAGCATCCGATATATCTTGGTTCTCGGTTAAAGGTAACGCGCCCGTATCACTGCATTTGCCCTGCACTTGCATTGCACCTGCATTTGGCTTGCTCTTTCCATGGCGTGCTTCAGCAGCAGCTCGGCGCTTTTCGATGATCTCGTCGGCCTTGGCCAACTCGGCATCAATGCGCTTGTGCGTCCAGTTCTCGGCGAACAGCATCGCGAGGATGTCGCGGCTCTCATTCCATTGGCTGGCGTCCATGCGGGCGATACGCGCTATCAGGCGCTCGTTTGCCGGCAGGCATCCGTTCTGCCAGTAATGCATGATGAGAAGGAGGTAAGCCCCATGCTCAGCGCCTGACAGATGAGCGGTGTCAGACAGATAGTCATCTATGTGGAGGGGCATCCAGGCACGGTTACTCATCCTTGCCACTCCTCAAGGGTCATCATCCCTTTCGAGATGTTGCAAGGAGCGCAGCAAGGAACGAGGTTGCCTATGTCGTCGGTCCCGCCACGAGACTTCGGCGTCTGATGATCGACATGGGATGCATCAGACCCGCAATAGACACATTGGCAACCCTTGGCCGCGAAGACCTTAGCGCGTATCGTTGCCCATTCTTTCCCGTAAGCCTTGGCAACGGCTCTCTTGCTTGGCTTTGAAGGTGTGGCGAGTTTCGCTTTGGTATGACGTTCGGCGTGAAACGCCTTCCGTTCGCGTTCATTTTTACCGATGCAGGGACGCCATTCGTATACGCCGCACCGAGGACAAGGAACGCGCAGAGCATTGTATTTGAGTTTGCGCGCCCTCACTTCACCACCTCGACCTCAATGCCGTACTGAGCCCTGACGTGCTTGCGCTTCCACTTGCTCAACGGAGTGTCGAAGCCCTTAACGTCGATGATGCGGAATCTGTCTTCCTTGTGATCCCAGAAGGCGAAGTCGGCCCTGTAGGAGCCGACAACGGCACCGCTGCCTACAAGCAGGGGGAAAGGTCGCTGAAGCTCGACGCCACCTACCTCGCCGGCCTTCTCACGAAGCTTCAGGCGGGCGTAGTAATCCCGCTCTGCCTTGCTATCGAATTTGAAGCCGTCTAGCTCGCAGCGAACGGCTCCGTACTTCGAGCGCTTCCTGGCGGTGCGATTGAGGCTCATGCGGCCCCCGCCGTAAGCATGACAGCGGCCATGATGCAGACCAGCACAAGCACAATAGCTATCGTGATGGTGATGGATGATCCTAGGGAGACGGTAGGCCGGCGGATCATGCGACAACCCTGAACAGAGTATCTGTCTTGGCCTTCTCCAGTTCGGCAATGTTTCGAACGGCCTGCCGGAAATAGGATGGCTTAAGCTCGAACCCGACGCCCTTTCTGCCAGCAGATACCGCCCCGAAAACCTCGCTCCCGATGCCAAGAAATGGCGTCAGCACCACGTCGCCGGGGTTGCTCCACAGTTCGATGCAACGCTCGATGACGTCGAGTTGCAGCGGCGATATATGCTGTTCGTCCTTCTCGTCCCTACCGCCGCGATACTGCAGGGTGCGTGACTGGTTGATATCCATCCAGACAGGCGAAGCATATCGCTGCCAAACCTCGATCGAATACCAGCGCTTGGCGTCTTCTGCGTCCTTGTCGGTGCGCAGTTCGGCTGCGATCGGCGCATTGCCATATCCGACATAGCGATCAAATCGGCCGGCGACCGGTTCGGGGTTCTCACCGGGTTTGCGGAACATCAGCATATAGTCGGCAAGGCCCTGCCCGCTGATCGTGCTATCCTTCTCGATCTGCTTGTGCAGGAGCCGGATCGACTTGGTGCGCTGCTGGGCAACAACAGGGTCTTTCCATATGCAAACCTCGCTATGGAAGATCCATCCCGCGTCCTCATATGCCCTGACGATCTCGCCCCGAAAATCTCGCATGCCGATGTGGCCGTGCCTGATTTTGGAGGTGGGAAGCTGCATGCAGTGAACCGCATGAATGCGGCCGGGCATGGTAACTCGGAGCAGTTCCTGGATCAGGAACGCGTAGTGCTGCCAGAAGCCGTCGCCATCGTTGTTTGAGATATCGCGATCGAAATTCGAGAAGCGGTAAAGGCCCTCGAATGGCGGGCTGTGAATGCCGAAGTGGATGCTGTCGCCGGGGATGGCGCGGATCAGGTCGCAAGCATCGCCCTGGTATATGGCGTAGTCCGGCGTGATAACCTGATCGACCGCCATGATGTTCTCATGCTGGTTCATGCTGCCCTCAGAAATTCAGGAAGGATGACGGGTTTCGTCGGATTGTAGTCGGGCCGATCGCGGACTATCCCGCGCACCGTCGCGCTGGACAGATCGGCCATGTGATGAACCATCGCGGCGGCCATGCGCTCGGCGTCTGCTTCCTTGCGTTTGAGATTGGCGACAACTGCGCCTTCGGTCTCGGCGGCGATGAAATGGACGTTGACGGGCTTCGTCTGCCCAAAACGCCAGAACCGGCGGATCGCCTGAAACACCTGCTCGAAGCTGTCGTTTAGGCCGACGAAAAGCGTCTGATGGCAGCACTGAAGGTTGAGGCCAAAACCCATCATCGAGGGTTTCCCGATCAGGATTGGTTGCTCACCTTCGAGGAACGCGAGGATTGATCGTTCGTTTTCTTCGTCGGATTTTGAACCGCGAATGGAAAGGGCTAGACTGCCGAATGCCTTCTCAAGCGCGTCTTGTTCGCTATTTAGGTGGCACCACACCACCCATCGATCGAGCTTCGCGGATATACTCCGCGGCTCTTTCTGGATCGCGCTCAGCTTTTGCGCGTCGGTTAGCTGCGTATTCTGGTTTCCAAGGCATTCTGCCAGTTTATCCCAATAGCTGCCGATTACAATCGAAACAGCCATTTTGACGCGTTCTTCCACCGTATCCCGGCGCGCAGCAATGCGCTCTTGAAGGCTGGACGCTTCCATTGGGAACAGAAGGCCCGTATCGAGCGAAGGCGCATAATCTACACCGACGACATGCTGATTTTGAACCAGTGGCGGCAGGTCGTAGCCATCATTGGGATAGCCCAGGTCGGAAGGCTTTCGCAGCATGACGGCCCATGAAGCCATCCACTTCCAGAACTCGTTTTCGGCGTGACCCTTGAGCCGCCACTTCTGCGTGTCGCCGCCATCATGAATGAAGAACGTCGCGAGCATGTCGGTGTAGGACATGACGCCCAGGAACTCGGCATGGTTGCCAAGCTCCATGAAATCGTTTGGTGCAGGCGTGGCGGTAGCTGCCAGACGGAATGGGATAGTTGCGCATTCTTCGATCAACCGTGTACGGTAATGCCCGTCTACGCTTTTGAGGATCGAACTTTCATCGAGACAGACCCCGCCAAATTCCGCCAGGTCAAAGTGGCCTATCTTCTGATAGTTGGTAACGTTGACGCCTTGACCGACTTCGGACTGATCCTTCACGATACGGGCGGATAGACCGAACTTTCCGGCTTCACGGATATGCTGCAGGGATACGGCAAGCGGCGCGAAAATCAGGACGGGCTTGCCCGTGTATGATGCGACCCTATCGCCCCATACCAATTCCATGGCCGTCTTGCCGAGCCCTGTGCCGGCGAAGATGGCCGACCGTCCTCTACGCAAGGCCCATGCAACGATATCGCGCTGATGCGGGAACATGAACGCAGGCAGATCGCCAACGTCAGGCATGCCCGTCATCGGGTCTCTAACCCGCTTGGCGTCAAGGAATGCTGTATATGGAGACAAATCCCGCTCCTTGGGTAAGCGGTGCGCCGGTTGGACCACGGCGCGCGGTACGCAAATGAATTACTTGGAGAGTTCGTCTTTGAGGCGCTGCTTGATGATGGCCTTGAGGTCCGTCATCATCTCGATAGCGTCTGGATTGGTGACGACAGCCTCACCGGCTTCAGAGGCGGCGATGAGGTAGACTGTTTTGGTGGATGGGAGGACCGCGGCAGACAGCGCGAATGCGACGACGATCCAGGCATAGCGGATATACTTTTTCCACTCGCCTTCTTCGCCGCCGAATTCAGCATTCAGGCCGGCAACAAGCGAGCATATGCCGATGACCAGCGCCGATCCGATTGCCGCCACGACCAGAACGCCTTTAAGGTTACTCACAACTTCCGCCGCATAGATCAGCCATGACAGTGAGTTCATCGCGCTCACTCTCCTTTCTGTGGGGTTAGAGGCGCGGCCTTCCGCAGCATTCTTTCGAGCGGGGAAAGCGGGAAGCGCCTGTCGTTGTCGGGAGGGTCAAACTGCGCGAGATACAGACGCGCAGCCTTGCACCACATCTTGTAGGGAAGCATGCGCCGCTCTCCCCATGGATAAGCTGCGCTGACAGCCCTCTTTCGATCAGCGAAAGACACGTCAGCCGGGATGGCGTTGTGAACCTCGGCAATCGTCTCTCGCGCGCTGTCGAACCAACTCATTGGCCAGCCCTCGCCGCTTCGCTTTTCGCAGCTTCGAGCTTGCTCGCCAGAGCGCGAATTTGATCTTCAATATCTGCCACATCGACATCGGGATTCACCGCTTTCGCAATTTGGGCTTCATGAAGCAGCCGTGCGGCCTGCTTCCCGCAGTGATCCACGAATGCCGCTTTAATCCTGTTGAACAGGCTTGCTTCGACCGTCTTTGCGCGGCCTGTGCGGAGGTTTTGGAGCGACCAGAAAGGTAGCCCGTATCTAGCCTCTAGGCGGGACAGGGCATTGTCTTGGTCGCCCCACCCTCGCGTCTCTGTCTCGACCATGCGGCGGACAAGGCCGCTGGCCATCTCGGCGCTACTCATAACTTTCTGCTCCGAATGCTGAGTTTTCATGCACGTCACGCTGCAATCTCCATGCTTTACTGAGGGCATGGAAAGCAGTGACAGAAGAAAGGGCTTCGAAACACTTGGAAATGCGGCTGCGAGACTTTTGGCGAAGATGGCGCAGCGCGCAGAAAAGGCGTCGGGCGGCTGTAAACAGCCCGAACAGATTCAATCCGGCAGGAGCAAAGCCGGAGCTGGCGAGGACGGCATGGGAGGAGCGCTCGATCCTCGCCAGCATTCCGCCGTGAGGGGCGGCGGAACTGAATTGAATGCGGCAAATGATGACGGCAGGCCGGTTTGCAGTGCTGTAAGTTTCCAGTGGGGTAGACATGGTGACCACGGCCTGCCTGACCGGGACGAGAGCACCACGACAGATCGCGCGACGAGACACGCTCCCGGTGATTGAGGGTGAGGCCGTCATGCGACCTCCTTGCGGAGGAACGCCGGCGGCGCGAAGTCGTCTTCAATTGGAGCGGCCGGGATAGCGGGGAGGAGTTCGCTATCACCGGCCTTATCCGTCTCTGCCTCGGGGGACTGGATCGGCTCGGACGAATTGGAATTGGTTTCCGCGATTTCATCGAAGGAGCTCGCGGTGGGCTCCACTTCCGGGCCGTTTATTCCGCCCTTCGATTGGTCTGCCTCACGTGCATGCGTATGCGAGGCGCGTTCGTATGCCTCCCGGTACAGATCGAGGATGGTGTCTGTTTCCGAGAACTTGTCCGGGTTCTTTTCCTTCTGGCGAAGCTCGTTGACGAACTTGCCAGCAATGGTCTTGTCGAAGCCAGCAGCCTTCAATTCCGCATAGACGGCCTTGGTGTCTTCCTTGGCCTCGTCCTCTGCCTCACGACAGCGCAGAATGCGGTCGATGAACTGCTTGAAAAGCTGGTCCCTGCTCATTGCGCTTGCCTCTCGGGTTGGCCGAAGACCTTGGCCAAGTCGGGACGAAGCTGTTCAGCAGGGATGCCGGTGAACCGCGAAACCGCGCCGATCCTTTCAATGGGAACCTGGTCCCACATCGAAATGGCAGACGGCGAAATTTTCAGTTCAGCGGCAAGCGCCGACTTACGCCCGCGCTCCTCGCCCAGATACTTTCGAAGCTTGTCCATGGAGCCCAAATTAAGTCAGGCTGAATTTTCAGTCAAGCTTGATTTTTCAGTGGGGCTTTATCGCAACCGAATTCGTTCTGTTCGACAATAGGGGATGGCAGAAGATAGCAGCCCTTTGGCGGTCCCAACCTCAGTAAAGGAGCGTCGGAAGGCGCGCGGCTGGACGCAGCCTGTTCTGGCCGAAAAGGCCAAGATCAGTACCACCGCCGTCCATAATTTGGAGGCGGGGAAGAACGGTTTCACCGACAAGACCTTGGCCGCCTTGGCGGAAGCCTTCGAATGCCGGCCGGCCGATCTGCTTCTGCCGCTCCAAGAGAAACCAAGCGAGATCACGAGCGAGCCGGAAATCTTGGCGTTCCTTGCCCGAATAAAAGGGCTTACTCAGAGTGACATAGATACAGCGTTCGGCGTCATAAAGCTGGCGCTTATGGCTAAGCAGGCCGGATCACCACAAGGCGAAGATCGTGATCAGTCTGCGCAGTCCAATCCCCTCCATGAAGCAGCGCCATTGTCGCGGAAAGCTCGGCAGCGAGCCTCTTGACCTTCATATGTGGGTCTACCGGTGGCCCCGCCCCTGCCGCATCTCGCAGTCCGGCAATGATTTCGTGGTTCCTGGACTCGTATTTCGGTTTGATCCGGCGTTTTATCGCGGTCTCGCGTCGGGGTACTGTCATGCTGCCCTGCCCTCCAAAACCCATAGGAACATTTTCCCCCTGAGAGAGTCAAGAACGGAGAGGGAACGCAGAGAGTGGGCGAGCATTGCAGCATCTGACCCTCGAAGCCCTCGGACACCCTCCGGGGGCTTCTTGCGTCATGCCCTGATTCTACACGGGTCAGGCGGTGGCGTCAAAAAAATTCAGCCACACTCAATTTCAGCTTGACTGATTTTTCAGTCTGACTTAATTTCCCCTCATAGCCCACGAAGAAGCTTCGAGCCGATCTGGGCGGCAAAGAGAGAACGAAACAGACACAGGGAGCCGAGCAATGCCGCAGATTATCGAAATCACCACCAACCAGATTTTCCGCGTCGTTGCTGACTTGGGCGCGCAGTTCGACTGCGTAGAGATCAAGCGCGTCAAAGGCGGCTTCGCTGACAAAGCGAAGGCTCGCCGCCAGATCATCAACAAGAAGTTCGTATGGCGAGTCGTCGCGTAGGGAGGGAAGACAGGTGAACGCCTACAGCACCACGACCCGCGATATGGCTGCCGCTCTTCTGGGAACGCCAAGGGCCAAGCAGAAGGTCAGCCGCGTCGTATCGTCCTTCAACCTCCCCCACCCGACACGTCACATCGTTCTGGTTACGCCGGACGGGCAGGCACAGGGTGAATACTACGAGGTTTCCGACCGGGGCTTTGAGCTCCTGAAGAGCGGCACGTCCCCGGAAGATTTGGGCCTTGAGCCTGCCGAGACCGACTCCTTCGAGGAGTCCGCGTGATGGGGACTATGGCTACCGCTCGCATCAACACCACGCAGGGCTTCGTCCTGTTCCGCGACTGCACCATTCAGGAAACCGACGAGGGCTGGATCGCTCTTGACGACGACTTCCACGAGGAAGTGGCGCGCGGCCAGACACTGTTCGAGTGCATCGATGCTGTCGAGAACTGGTATGACAATCGCGCAGAGGCCGCCTACCTCGACCGCCAGCAGTCGCTCATGGAAAGCGGCGGTCCCGACGACAGCGCCTATCGCCAGTCCATGAAGGACTCCGGACGCGGACACCTGATCCGCTGACCGCCACGCTCAGGCAAAGAGGGAACGAAGATCATGAAACTCGGCTTCTGCCCGTCCATCGGGTTCATTCTGGACTTCGAGTGCGTCGTGGAATGCGACGTGGAATTCGAACGCGGCAACCCGCGGCTGATCGTCAATGACGTTCTCGACAGCACCGGCGCGGTTTCCATCCTGCGCGCCATGGACAGCGACAAGTTCTGGCGCGAATTCGCCTTGCGCATTGCCGACGAAGCCGAGCGCGACGAACTCCTGATTGCACGCGCAGCCGAAAAGGCCTCTTTCGAGAGGGCCGCATAAATGTCCGCCAAGATCATCAGGACCAAATCCAAAGCAGCGGGCGGTATTACCGAGCATGAGCATCGGCTGATGGCGGAGCATTCCAAGCTCTGGATATCGCGCGCAATGCGAACCGATCCAATCCAGCCAGACAAGATCGTGCCGGCGATTGAAGGGATTTATGCCGCATCGGGCCTCAAGAAGCCCCGTGTGATTATCGTTCCTTCTCCGCTCGTCATGGCATTTGCATACGGTGCGTCGGCCGCGATCTGGCATGCTCGGAAGAAGAACGTCGCCACCCGCGTC